GAAGTAGATTATTGTGGGTTTGGTTTCACTAAAGTGTCTACAGAAATACTAAAAAAGATGGAATATCCGTATTTTAGACAAAGATTGAGTGAAATTGGTAAATATAAAGAGAATGTATCAGAAGATGCAAGTTTTTGTTTAGATGTACAAGAACAATTAGATATCAAACCAACAATATTACCACAATTGAGAATAAATCATTTGAAAGAATTATTTATTTAGTTAATATTTATTAATAGTACATTGGAGAATCTAAATGGCTTTTAGAGTAATAAAACAATTATACCCTGCACCAAGTTCAAGTGCAACTTTTACAGATCCACCTTGGGCAAAAAGACAATTTTATATTGCTTCTGCTAGTAATATGCAATTATGGGAATTTGATAGTGAATCAGATGCCAATGCGAAAGCAGCAGAGTTAAGTGGTTCAGATTCAAGTGGAAGAACATATAAAGTTATTGAAATTTGAAAAAAAAAGTTTTATTTAACAAAATTACATAATATTTATTATAACATAAAACCATTACAATTATAGGAGAATATGGTTATGGCTAAAGATACAAAAGTTGTAGAGTCAACAGAAATAAAGTTTACAGATGAAGAACTTCAATCGTTACAACAACTACAAACTAATTATCAAGAAAAACAATCATTACTAGGACAATTATCCGTACAACGAATACTTGTAAATCAACAGATGGAAGCTCTTGAAGCTCGTCAAGTTGAATTAGAATCAGAGTACGAAGCAGTTCAACAGGAAGAACGTGATTTAGTTCAAAAGTTAAATGAAAAGTATGGTCCTGGTCAATTAGATCCACAAACAGGAGTATTTACACCCACATCGGCACCAGCTGCTCCAGAAAATCAGTAATAAATTAAAAAAATCCCTATAAAACATATACTTTAGGTAATTTACTTTATACTTATAGTAGAGTAAATATATTAGTTTTTAATTATAAGATTTTAGGAGAAAAAACATGGCAGAAAGAATAGTTTCACCGGGTGTATTTACACGTGAAAGAGATTTATCATTCCTTCCTCAAGCAATTGGTGAAATAGGTGCCGCAATAATAGGTCCAACAAAAAAAGGACCAGCGTTCACACCTACACAAATTACTTCATTTCAACAATTTGAAGAAATGTTTGGAGGAGTTGATAATAGATTTTATACACCATACACGGTAGAACAATATTTAAGAAGTGCAGGTGTTGTAACAGTAGTTAGAATACTTGGAATAGGCGGATATAAAGTTGATTCACTTGAATTGTTAGCTCATGGTTTGGGTCAAGCAACAAGGTCTATAGCAATTTTAGCACCATCAAGAGGTTCAAGTGGAACTGGTGATTTAACTACATCAGTAGTGTCTGCAGGAGCTAGTTGGTCATCTTTTACATTAACTGTTTCAGGTAGTAGTATTTCAGAAGATTATGCACTATCATTTAATACAGCAAGTGCTAATTTTGTAAGTGATGTTATTAGTTCAGATCCACAATCTACAAAATCTGGAGGAAGTACTTCTTCAGTTTATGTATATAAACTTTTTAAGAATTTTGCAATGAACACAAGTGGTTCTTCAACTAGTAATATTAGTGCATCAGTATTAGTAACAAATGATGGATTAGATTTTCAAGGAGGCGCAACTTCTTTTAATAGTAAAGGTAATCAGTCATCTTTTACTGGAAACAAAGATTTTATGTTCGCAAGAACACCAGTAATACAATCACAAAGAGTTGGTGGTGCTAATTATAGTCTGTTTAGAGTATATAGTCGTTCACATGGTACTGAAATAAACACTTCATATAAAATTAAAGTATTAAGTGTTAAAGGCGCAGATGATGTAGCAGGTTCTGATTATGGACAATTTGCAATTCATGTTGTTGAGGTAGGTAGTGAAAATATATTAGAAGAGTTTGATAATTTAACATTAGATCCAGCTTCACCGAGTTATTTTGCAAAAAGAATTGGTGATAGATGGGTTGAAATTGATTCAAATGGTAAATTGACTTATTATGGTAATTATCCAAACCTAAGTAAATATATTAGAGTTGGAGATTTTTCTGATATGGAAGAAGATGGAGTATTTAAGTTTCCAAAATCTGTAGTTCCATTTGGTCATGCAGCACTTAAAAACCCAAGTCCTGGTGGAAGTCGTATACCATCAGCTTCATTTAAAAGGACTCAAACTGATGTTAATGGTACATTTGATCCATCTGTACCGTATGGTATTGATTTACTTACTAATTATGTTAAAGATGATAACATGCAATACTTGGCACCGATAGCAAATGCAGCAGCAGTTGGTAATAATGTGTCTATGAGTCTTTCCGATATGTATGGAAATAATGATTTTGATACTTCATTATCTTCAACATATTCTACAGCTACGAATCCTTTATCATTAAGTGGTTCAGCAACTCAACAGTTAAAGTTTGTTGTTCCGTTTCAATGGGGATTTGATGGAAGAAATCCAGCGACACCTTATTATGTAGGGAGTGATATTGTAAATACAAATACTCAAGGATTTGATTGTCAAAGTTCTACAGCTAGTGGTTCAATAGCATATAAACGAGCAATTAATGCAGTAAGTAATCCTGATGAATTTGATATTAATTTATTAGTAACTCCTGGTGTAATCCATGGATTACATTCATCAGTAACAAATCACGCAATATCTAAAGTTGAATCTCGGGCTGACGCATTTTATGTATTAGATGCAGCAGGATATGGTGATTCAATATCAACAGTTAAAGCTACAATTAAGGCAGTAGATACAAACTATGTGGGTACATATTATCCGTGGGTTAAGATTGAAGATAGAAATACATCAAGACCAGTTTGGGTACCACCTTCAGTAGTATTACCTGGTATAATTGCATATACTGACAAAGTAGCACACGAATGGTTCGCGCCAGCAGGTTTGAATCGTGGTGGACTAACTACAGTATTAGAAGCCAAAACAAGATTGACTCATGCTGAAAGAGATGATTTGTATGAAAATAGAATCAATCCAATAGCATCATTTCCAGGTCAGGGTGTAGTAGTATTTGGACAGAAAACATTACAATCTAAACCATCAGCACTAGATAGAATCAATGTTCGTAGATTGTTAATTGCATTGAGAAAATTCATTGCAAGTGCTTCAAGATATTTAGTATTTGAACAAAATAGTCAAGCATTGAGAAATCGGTTCTTGAATATTGTGAATCCTTATCTTGAACAGGTACAACAGAATAGTGGTTTGAGTGCGTTTAGAGTAGTGATGGATGATTCTAATAATACACCAGATGTAATTGATAGAAATCAATTAGTTGGTCAGATATTTATTCAACCAACACGTACAGCTGAGTTTATTGTATTAGACTTTATCGTACAACCGACAGGAGCAACATTTCCTGAATAAGTTTGACTTATAAATAACGTATAATAGAAAAGCCTCACAATATAGTGAGGCTTTTCTTTTTATTGAAATTAACGAAAATTTGTTTAATTGATATTTATTTATGAGTATAAATAAAGGATTTTTTTATTAGGAGATTGAAGAAATGGCTACATTAGACCCTTCAGAAATTATGTTTACACCGTTTGAACCGAAAACTAAAAATCGGTTTATCATGTATATTGAAGGTGTACCAGCTTATTTAGTTAAAACTGCTAACAGACCACAAATACAGTTTGAAGAGATTGTTTTAGACCACATCAATGTTAAACGGTATATAAAAGGCAAAGGAGCTTGGCAACCAGTAGATATTACTTTATATGATCCAGTAGTTCCATCTGCAGCACAGGCAGTTATGGAATGGATTAGGTTATCACACGAATCAGTAACAGGTCGTGATGGATATTCAGATTTTTATAAAAAAGATGTTACATTTAATATGTTAGGTCCAGTTGGTGATATTGTTGAAGAATGGATATTAAAAGGTACATATATTGAAACTGCAAACTTTGGTGATTTAGATTATGCATCAAGTGATCCAGCAGAAATACAATTAACACTTAAATATGATTATG